AAGAGCTCAACTATCTTTTACTAGTTTAAAAGGAGAAAGATATACGGCTATTGGAACATCACAAGGTTTATTTTTATATTATGGAGAAGCTTTTTACGACATTACTCCATTAGATACAGCAATCGCTGGAGCAACTTTTGACACTAATGCATCCTCAACTTCTGTAACAGTAAATAGAACTTCACATAATTTAACTGTTGGAAAATATATTACTTTTACTAGTGTAACAGCACCTCCAGGTTCAGGCTATGCAATATCAGATTTTACAACAGGAGCATTTGAAATTGTTCAAATAAATAATGCAAATAGTTTTAATATTGTAATGAGAACAAATGCTACCGGTAATACAACAAATGTTGGAGCAGCAACAATTAACCCATATGAAGAAATTGGACCTACTTTTCAAACAAAAGGATATGGATGGGGGACTTATTTATGGAGTGATTCTACTTGGGGAACGGAACGAACAACTAGTAATGTGACTTTAGATCCTGGTAATTGGTCTTTAGATAATTTTGGAGAAGTACTAGTTGCAACTATATTTAATGGTAAAACTTTTACATGGAATGCGGGGGCCAGTAATCCTAGGACCCTACGGGCTTCAACTTCAACTGTTGGATCTTCAACTTCGGTTAATCCAACAGCCAGTAGATTTACATTGGTTTCTGATAGAGACAGACACTTATTTCATTTTGGAACTGAAACGACAATTGGAACGCCGGCCACTCAAGATCCCATGTTTGTAAGATTCTCTGATCAAGAAAATTTAAATGACTATCTACCAACAGCAACTAATACAGCAGGTACTTTTAGATTGGATACTGGAAATAAAATTACGGCAACCCTACAAGGAAAAGATTATGTTTTTGTATTAACAGATGTAGCTGCTTATGTTATTCAATTTGTAGGTCCACCTTTTACATTTAGTGTTAGACAGGTTGGAACTAATTGTGGATGTATTGCTCAACATGCAGCAAGTTATGTTAATGGAGCTGTTTATTGGATGTCCAATGAAGGTGGATTTTTTATGTATGATGGTACCGTTAAAGCTCTTCCATGTTTAGTTGAAGATTTTGTATTCACAACACAAAATGGAAATTTAGGTATTAATTATGAATCTTCGGCAACTGTTTATTCTGCACCTAATTCTTTATACACAGAAGTAAATTGGTTTTACCCTAAATCAGGATCCGAACAAATTGATAGGTGTGTAACATATAACTACCAAGAAAACGTATGGACTACTTCATCTCTTGCTCGTAGCACTTACCAAGATCAAGGTGTTTTTGAAAAACCTTATGCTACAGAATATAACACTACAGACACTCCAGTATTTTCACCTATTAGCGGTATTACCAATTTATATGGAGCTTCAGTATATTATGCTCATGAAGTAGGAAATGATCAGGTTAATAGTTCAGGTATAACTTCAATTGATGCTTTTATAAGATCTGGAGATTTTGATATTGATGACGGAGAGTTATTTATGTCAATGAGAAGATTTATGCCAGACTATAAATTTTTAATAGGTAATTCTAAAGTAACATTATTTATATCAGACTATCCTTCTGATACTCAATCCGGTTCACCTTTAGGTCCCTTTACAATAACCGCTGCTACTGATAAAGTAGATACTAGAGCGAGAGGAAGACTATTATCATTAAAAATAGAAAACGACGCTGCAGGAGAAACTTGGCGTTATGGTAGTTTTAGAATGGATGCTCAACCAGATGGAAGGAGATAAAATGACAAAAAGATTAAACATTGAGAAAGCAATTAAAAAACCCGGTTCTTTAAGAAAAGCTTTAAAAATTAAAAAAGGTGAAAAAATACCTTTAGATAAATTAAATAAAGCAGCTAAGGCTAAAGGTAAATTAGGTCAGCGAGCTCGTTTTGCTAAAACATTAAGAAAAATAAATAGAGCGTAATGGCTAAACTAACCAACTATATACCAGAACCTAAACAAGAATATGATGTAGAAAATCAAAGACAAATCATAGAGTCCATGACAACTATGAAACAACAACTTAATTTTTCTTTTCAAGAAGATTTAAAAAACGAACAAGATACTTTTAATTATTTTTTATCATGACAATACAATATAAAAACGCAGTATTTAATTTAACTACAACTAACTTAACTACAGTTCTAACTATATCTGTATCTGCTGTAGCGATTGTAAAAACAGTACAAGCTGTTCATGATACTGCTAGTGCAATAGACACTGATTTATTATTAAAAAAAATAGGAGGCAGTGATGTTATTATTGGTCATGAAGATTTAAATAAAGAAAGTGTTAATATGTTAAAAAACACCTTGAATTTAGAAGCAGGAGATGTTATAAAAATGCAAGCGGGAACAGCAAATGAAATAACAGGTGTTGTAAGTTACGCGCTTATAAACAGAGAGAATGAAAATGGATAATATAGTAAAGATACACTGTACGACTACAACAACTTATAGAAATACAAAAACAGGTGAAACTTCTACTGATAAATTAGAAGGGCCTGACATTGTGTCAGATGTTGTTGTACAGGTATCACCAAAAGGTTTAGATTTAATGCAGAAAGTTATGAATAAACAAAATGAAAAATCAAAGTCCTAAAGGGGGCACAGAGTTACAACTTGGATTTTTAACTAAGTATGTAGACAAAAATTTATTGGATCAAGTGCAAATTTGTACTAGTGTTCCTGGTAAGGTACCTATAGATCCAAACAAAGTAAATATTCTTTGGCAAAAAAATTCTTACGATCAACCCAATTTATACCCGTGGTTTAAGAACAAAGTTAATCATAATATATACGACTGGTATGTTTTTAATTCGCATTGGAATCACGAAAAATTTAGAATGATGTTCGGACTACCGGATCACAAATGTATTGTTATTAAAAATGGTATTGAAAAAATAGAAAAAGCTAAACCTTATGAAAAAGGTCAACCTATCAAAATTATACATCAAAATACTCCTTGGAGAGGGTTAAGTGTATTACTTGGTGCAATGCAGTTAGTTAAAAATCCTTTAATTACACTAGATGTTTATTCTTCATGCGAAGTATATGGCAAAGATTTTATGGAAAAAAATGATCACAACTATAAAGGATTATATGAACAAGCAAAATCTTTACCTAACGTAAACTACATTGGTTACAAACCAAATGAATATATTAGAGAACATATGAAAGATTATAATATGTATGTTTATCCAAGTATCTTTGAAGAGACTTCATGTATATCTTTATTAGAAGCTATGGCAGGAGGACTATATTGTATTACAACAAACTATGGAGCTCTTTTTGAAACAGGTGCTGAATTTCCAATGTATATACCTTATGATAGAGAATACAAAAGGTTAGCAGAAAAATTTGCTTATGGTATAGAAGCTGCAGCTAAATCTTTACACGAATCTCCTATTCACAATCATTTAATTACACAGTCGGGTTATACTCATTTATATTATGGATGGCCTAAACAAGCGTCTTCATGGACTAGATTTTTACAAGGAGCCATTAATGCAAAAAAGTAATAAGGCTTCGAGCCAAAACAATGAACCCATCTGGTTTAATAAAGACACTTCGACCAAAACTATAGTTCCTAATAAAGATACTTATCAAACAATTAAAACTAATAAAGTTGAAGGAGAAGTAACAGAAATAAACTTAGGATCTACTTCGCCTTATAAAATAATGGTATGTACTCCTTGTCATAGTGATGTTAGCATGCATTATTGTCAAGCAGTTTTAAAGTTTCAACAAGAATGTTGGGCTAAAAAAATACAGGTTAGTTTTACATTATTAAAATCATCTCTTGTTACACAAGGTAGAAATTTATGTGTAGCTGAAATGTTAAACCATGAAGATAATTATACGCATCTATTGTTTATAGATTCTGATATTGACTTTAATGGATCTACTATATTTAAAATGTTAGATTTAGATAAAGATGTTATTTCTTGTCCTTACCCTATGAAAATGTTGAGTTGGGATAAAACGTGGAGAAGATTAAATGAAAAAGAAGATGCAATTAAAACAGCAGATGATTTAGCTAAATCTGGATACACCTTTCCTGTTAAAATAGAGGATCCCAATAACATTCAAAGTGAAAAAGGAGTAATAGAACTTTCGCATGCGCCAACTGGCTGTATGTTAATTA